TAGAAAATTTTGAATGTACCTTCAATAAAACTGAAGTAATAAAGCTTATGCGAGAAGACGGCTTTGGTGAGCTAAATTGGGATGATTTACGCGCACACTTAAACAAGATTACGAGGGATTGTGTTGACGCTGCAGCACTAGCACTTAAATAATGTACAGTTTTTCTGTTGACTTTAAGTGGTGGGGTGTTATACTTACTAAGGTGACTACAAGTGAGGGTTCATGTCGTCAGATAATGTAAATTTTGGAAGGTATGGAAAGACTTTCCAAGAGGGGTTAGTACAACTAATTTTCGAGGATCGTCCATTCGCCGATCAGATAACTGAGGTCTTAAATGTGGGCTTCCTTGAGCTAGAGTATCTACGTGTTTTTATTACGAAAGTACTGAGTTATAGGAATAAATATAACAAGCACCCATCTGTGGATGCAGTTACTACTATACTTCGCACCGAGCTAGAAGGTGAAGACGAGGTAATTCAAAAACAAGTACGAGAATACTTTGCTAGAATTCACACGCGAGAGATTCAAGACACAGAGTATATTAAAGAAGCTTCCCTAGACTTTTGCCGTAAGCAGAATCTTAAAGAGGCTATGTTAAAGTCTGTAAGCCTTTTACAGAATTGTTCATTTGACGAAATCTCCAGTACAATAAACGAAGCGCTTAAGCTGGGATCAGACAACAACTTTGGTTATGAGTATTTAACAGACTTTGAAAAAAGGTTTGAAGTTAAACACCGAAATCCAGTGACTACTGGATGGAAGGATATTGACGGTATTGTAGGTGGAGGGCTCGGTAAAAGTGAGCTAGGAGTGGTCATCGCTCCGACTGGGGCCGGAAAATCCATGGTTCTTGTGCACCTGGGTTCGAACGCAGTGACAGAAGGGAAAGTGGTGGTACATTATACGTTAGAGTTGCAGGACACGGTCATTGCAAATCGATACGATAGTTGCATTACTGGGTACCCTCTTTCTGACTTACGTACATTTAAAGACGAAATATATGAACAAATCAAGGACATTGATGGTAAACTGATCATCAAGGAGTATCCTACGAAGTCCGCAACTACCAACACTATCCGCTCACACCTGTCTCGCCTTGTTAAGCGAGGCATTAAGCCTGGGATGATAATTGTAGATTATGCAGATCTCTTAAGGCCCGTTATTGTCCGAAAAGAAAAACGAGACGAACTGGGTTCTATTTATGAGGAGCTAAGGGCTCTATCTACCGAGTTTCAGTGTCCTATTTGGACTGCATCACAAACAAACCGTTCGGGACTCAGCGCAGAAGTGATTACGATGGAGCAAATCTCAGAAGCCTTTAACAAGTGCTTCGTTGCAGACTTTATCTTTTCAGTATCACGAACAATTGAGGACAAACAAAATAATCAAGGCAAAATCTTTATTGCCAAGAACAGAAACGGACCAGACGGCATGGTATATGATATTTTTATGGACACTTCTAATGTCAATATTAAAATAATGCCCAAATCTCCCGTTGCCAATGGTATGATACCCGCCACGCCAGTCGCTTTAACCGCAACAATGCAAAAAGGTATGCTAAGAAACAAATATGAAAAATTTAGAAGGAATTAATAAAAATGAGAACCATTGAGAATATTCGCCGATTTAGATTATCGGACACATTTGTAGACCCTTACCGCGATGCAGAGGTTCCGTGGGGTCCTCTGGGGTATGTAACATTTAAAAGAACATACGCCAGACGCCTCAACGAGTTTGACCCGGACGCGCAAGGTACTGAAGAGTGGTGGCAAACTTGCCGCCGTGTTGTAGAGGGCATGTTTAATATGCAAAAGCAACATGTTTTCCAGCTTGGGCTGGAATGGAACGACAATAAAGCACAAAAGACCGCGAAGGAAGCATACGACAGGCTATTTTATTTAAAGTGGACGCCACCAGGCCGCGGCTTATGGATGATGGGCACTAAGTTTGTAGAAGAGAGGACTGCCGCAGGCTTATTTAACTGCGCATTTCGCTCAACGCGTGACCTTCCCACTAAAGGGGGTTACTTGTTTGCATGGATGATGGACGCGTTAATGGTGGGTGTCGGCGTCGGCTTCGATACAGAAGGTGCTGGAACAGTCACGATTCAAGAGCCTCAGTATACGAACGATACGCTCGTTATTGATGACTCCCGAGAGGGTTGGGTTGATTCCGTTCACATGTTGTTGGACGGGTTTTTCTTTGGAACGAAGGTACCTAAGTTTGACTATTCAGCTATCCGCCCAGAGGGCGCCCTAATCCATGGATTTGGAGGAACCTCCAGCGGAGCAGGTCCACTCATCGAGCTTCATAACAACTTAGTAGAGTTGTATACTGACAAAGTTGGGGAACCAGTTTCATCTGTAGACATTGTTGATACTGAAAACCTTATTGGTCGCTGTGTTGTTGCCGGCAACGTCCGACGTTCAGCGGCACTAGCGATGGGCAAGTTCGATGACACCCGTTATTTAGAAATGAAGAACGATCAAGAAAAACTTTACCACCATCGTTGGGGTTCAAATAACTCCTTCAATGCAGAAGTTGGAATGGACTATACGTGGCATGCTGCACAAAGTCAAAAGAACGGAGAGCCTGGGTATATCTGGCTCAACAACGCCCGCACCCGCGGAAGGTTTAAGGATGGCCCGCGCTACGATGATATCAATGTCGCTGGATTCAATCCCTGTGTTGAGCAGCAACTAGAAGACGCAGAGCTGTGCTGCTTGGTAGAGACCTATCCTGCAAAACATGAGGATTTAGATGATTATCTGCGAACCCTCAAGATTGCATATCTCTATGGCAAAACAATTACGCTGTCCAACACACACTGGCCAGAGACAAATGCTAAGATGTTAAAGAATCGTCGTATTGGACTATCTCAATCGGGAGTGGTTCAGGCTTTTAATAAGTTTGGCCGTCGCGAAGTCTATGAGATGTGCGACAAGGCGTATGGTCATGTGAAGGAGCTGGACGAAGAGTACTCTAACTGGCTGTGTATTCCGAAATCTATTCGAATGACGTCTATTAAGCCATCTGGTACAGTCTCGTTATTGAACGGTTCTACCCCAGGGATCCACTTCCCGGAGAATGAATACTACATTCGACGAATAAGATTCTCTAAAGATAATAAAATGCTTGAAGTTTTAAGTGAGTCAGGGTATACTATTGAAGATGATGCCTACTCTCCAAACACTTCTGTTGTCGAGTTTCCTGTACACGAGCCCTATTTTTCGAAAGGAAAGAAAGACGTGGGATTGTGGGAACAACTTGAAATTGCAGCCCAGTATCAATATTATTGGGCAGACAACTCCGTGTCTATTACAGTCACTTTTAAACCGGAGGAGGCAAGTCAGATTAAGTCTGCTCTTGAACTCTATGAGACACGCCTCAAGGCAGTTTCCTTCTTGAGGTATGAAGACACTGGATACCTGCAGGCTCCCTATGAGCCGATCACAAAGAAGCAATACGAAAAGCTTTCTGCAGCTGTTGATCCCATCTCGCGGTTTGATGATGAAAAAGGTGGCAGCGGTACTAAGTTTTGTACCAACGACACTTGTACAATATAGGAGAACATATGAACTTTAATCATTTAATGGAAAATAGACTCCTGAAAAGAAAATGCAAGAGCCATAATGGTCCTTGCTATTTCTTACCAGCCGGGAACATAAGGTCAACGGCCGGAGAAAACGTGCACCTTACCATGCATTGTAAAAATTGCGGCGTCAGAGAGGACATTTTTCTGACAAAAGAAGAGTACTTCATTCAACAAAAACTTATTCACAGGGAGATCGGCAATGTTTAATCCAGTTAACCGACACATTCTTATTGATGTTAATAATAAAACAGATTCAACTCAGGAATCTTTAATCGTCTTACCAGAAGATTATGCTCCTGAAATTGATCGTCATGCACAGGTCTCTGTTTTGAGCACCGCGCCAGATTTAAGAATTGAGATAGATCGCGGTGATAAACTTATAGTTGATCGCTCTATGATCGAAGAAATTAGCGTCGGTGGCACTATTTATAACGTTATATTAGATAATTATGTGCTGGGAATCATTAAGTAAAGACCCAGTGGGGGTCAGTGATATATGGACAAACACTTCTATAACGAAGCTTCAGCTAAGAAGCTTGGTTGGGAGCCTGGATGGTTTGGGGAAAAGTACTTCGATGATAAACTTGTCCGCGCCATTAAAAAATGGCAGAAAGAGCACGGCATAAAAGGTGACGGACTTTGTGGTCCGATGACATTTAGGCGCTTGTGGACAGAGCGCCAAGCAGACATAGATGATTATAAGCCTAATGATTGTCACTACTCAAATTACGTTGTATACAATGGAGAGTTCCACCCAATTGAGTGGGACAAGTTTGTGCTGTGGTCTGAAAAGGGTGGACTGCAATCTAAGAGTGGGCACTACTACGATTATTCTGGTCGACCTAAGCGGAAGATTCGATACTTT